AAGTTTGTATAATCCGATACACTCAACATTGCTACGATACCCTTGAGCCAGTTCAATAAGACTTTCTCCGGCAGGAGTTGCCTTACAAGGATGGATCAACAGACTATCTGGCGGTGCAATTAGAATGTTCTGGCTCGACGTTGCAATAAGCCTCTCTGAGCAAGCTGACAAGCTCAGGGCTGAGAAGAGCACTATTGGGAATAACATTAGTTTCATTGTTGATATTCTCTTTTTGTGTAGGAGGAGTTAGATACAAAGACTTACTCTTAGAAAGCTTGTCAAGCCTCTCTTTGAGGTCATCCATTTTATCTTGAAGCTCCTTCTTCTCAGACGTTAGTTCTACAATGGCAACGTCATCCGACTTGCAAGATAGTTCCTGTTGTTTCAAGGAGTTTTGAAGGTTTAGATTAGCGTTTGCACAATTGCTTAAGTCCCGCTCAGCTACAGATAGATCGCCTTTTAAACTGTAAGAATAATAAGCAAACAATCCTGTTGACGCTAAGAAAACAAGGTTGCTTACAAACAAAACTTTGATGAGCGGGGAGGAGAGGAATTTAAACATCTTTGTCTTCCTCTGGAATCTCTGATTCCTCCCAGAACATCTTTCCATCATTCTTAAGGTCTTGGTCAATAAACTTACCGACCATCCCTATTAAAGCAAAAATGGAGGCTGTTATTAGCAGCCCCCAGAACGACATATAACCAGACACAACACCAAGGATAGCTAAGCCACCCCAAGAGAGTGTGGAAAGGATAATTGCAAGCAGAGAAAGAAAGGAATAAGATTTAAGTTGGGCCTTCCAATCACTTATGATCTTCATTAATCAAACCCCTTTCCTTGACTCCTTCCAGACACATCTCTCTTTCAGCGGCACGCCTTTTAACAAGTCCGTTCAGTTTCTTACCACCCGCATAAACCCACTTATCAAGCTCTTTACAAGCAGCTTCAAATTCCTTTTGATTGAGTTTCTTGAGAAGCGTGGATTTACTGAACGCACCAACACCAAGATTGTATGTGAAAGAGAGGTAAGCTGCATGTTCTTTATCAGTCAGGGGTACGCGAATGTACCTCATCATCTGCTTGTCATGTTTTACCAAATCTTCTGCAAGTTGGTTCAAACACTGTTCGTCTGTGAACACTTGTCCTTTTTTAAGCTCCGGTCCAGTGTGCCCATAGCAGCTAGTTAAAATACCTACAGGATCAACATAAGCTTTGTTTTCTTTCCCCTCCCAAGGAGCGACTAGATATGCTCCTGAGAGAGCTACGGCCCCTCCTAGGCCGTATGCTGCGAGTTTTTTATACAGAGATTTCATATCAGCTAATCTGCGTCAGTCTTAGGTCGGTTGACAGGTATTGTACCCTATTGGCTTCACCTGTTACATACATCTCCCACTTTTTAGAGTTAGCCCCATTAGCTGCAACCGAGTAGGTAATTGACAGTGCAGCAGGGTTTCTCTCAAACAAAGTTGTTCTGGAGGTAACCCCCGTAGTCCCACCACTAACACCGGGATACTCGGCATACCCATTGGCCAACCAGTAACTAGCCCGGTATGGGTCAACGCCACCGGAGCTTACTCCGGGCCGTCTGGCATAGGTTCGTTCTTCAATGAAATACCCATCAAGGGCGCTTGTTGCTGCACGCAGGTACAAGTTAGCAACCAACACCGGCGTTGGAGTAGCTTCGGCGGGCATTTCAGCATAAATACCAATAATCTCTACCCGAGCACCAGAAACATCGCCCGGAATTTTAGACCTTTGCACCTTGAGCATGTCACAAGGTACGAGACCGTTTATCAGGATTGGTTGCTGCCTACGACCATTGGGTTCAATAATCATCTCTGGGAATTGATAAAAATCCAATACCCTGTCAACTGAACCCTCTCTGTTTGCAACAGTGATATAAATATCGAAAGATGTATTATTATCACTTATCTTAACAGAGGCTAGACGACTTACATTATCTAGGTGAACGAACGGCTGCGCCTCTGCCCCCCGATTATTAGTAATAACCAATCCATTACAATTACCTGTAGCATGTATGGTGATCTGTTCAAGGTAATTATCATCAAAAGATACTGCATAAGCCCCATCTTCCACCTCAATCTTACCATTCTCGATGGTGCATTGATGGAAGCTGTTCTTTACAGATTCAAGACCGTTGTCGTTATTCAGGCGAATTGCAACACCAGATGCCCCACCCCCATGAATATAACAACCTTGGAAGTAATTAGCATTATGGCTACACCATACTGTAGCATTTGTACAAATTACTCCGTTTGGATTTACTGGGAAAATACAGCCCGTGTGAAGGTTAATCAGTCCTGTGGCGTGGTAGTTTGTTTCTACATGATTTACCGACCTAACCTTATCCAACGAGCCGTAGGCCGATGCGTTACGGAAATATGTGGCTTTACCGTCACCATCTACCGTTAGCTCCCTCAGGCTTTGGTAGAAGGATGCGGTAGAACCACCAGTGCGCGCCATTACTAAGCTTGGCTGGCCGGTCACAGTAGCTTTCAGGGTTGTATTATAGATACCAGCCCCCTCAAGGACAAATCCTCTGAAACCCGGCTCTATGTTTATTGGGTTATCAAACAGGAATGTACCGGCAGGAAGCTTAATTCTTTTCTGCCCAGAAGATAACGCTGTTGTTAACTTGACTGTGATGTTCTCACCATCAACTGCGGGGAGGAAAAAGCTGGTGGCTGCCTCAAGGGAGTCTAGACTATCCTCAAGAGTTCCCCCTCCGCGCCCTACAAGGGTAGTCCCCGCGGAACTTGCAAAATCCTGAACAAGACTCTCAATTTCAGTGTCAGTATATTGAGATAATTGGGAGGATTGAATGTCTAATTGCTCTGGGGTGGCGAATGCGCTGACATCAGAAAAAGCAGCAGACCCCAGAGAAGAAAGTGTTAGCTCAATTTGCGCTACATCTTCAGAAAGCTCTGTATTAGTATCTAGCTTCAATAAAGAACTACCATCAAACTGCCACATTTCCCCCGTAGTACGAATTGTAATGATAAACCACTTAGGGGTGGGGCTTGAATACCACGTAGTACCTACTGCAAAATAAAGCCGGTTGTCGGTTGTAAGGAAATATGACTGACCGTTAACCACGGAAGATGGGAGTGTTGCCACAATCCCATCAACATTACGATCAAAAAGGTAGGAGAATTTCAGGAAGTTTTCGTCCACCCCTGTGTTCCAACCGGCTTCACCGACATCCCACCCATACTTACCTTCTAAAAATGGGGCTACTCTTTGAGTCATGTTATAAACCTTACTAATTATATGCCGATTGCAATTATTGAGACGTTGTAACCCGAAGGGCCCTCCACACGGAACTGTGATGTTGTAAGAAGATCAACCCTCATTGCAGTAGAAGCAACGGTGCTACCGGATAACAATCTATCTCCAATCCCCCATGCAAAAACTTGACTGGTAAATGGTGTCGGCCAAAGTGTATCTACATTACAGTTGACCAAATCTAGCCACTGGATTGTAAGACCGCCCGGAAGTTTTTGATAGCCTTTGGCCGCCAAGAGGGAATTACTACCCCTGAAAGCATCCGCTAACCGAAGTGCAGATAGTAGTACAGTGTTACTGACCTGAGCCTGTGCTTGAGCTGCTGATGCTACAGTAGTTTTCCCGTCGACTTCAGTTTTACTATATGTCTCAGATTTCGCGTAGACATTTAGATTAGTACGTGCGTCTGCTGTGTTAGTAAGATCACCAAGATTCTGATCTTTAGCTAAAAAGTCAGCATCAACTTCAGACTTGGTGTAGAAATCACCAGCCGCTGCAAAAGCAATGTCCCAATATGTATTAAGCGTATCTAATTCGGGGTTTTGCCCGAAGTGAGTTACTTTTGCACGGTAAATGGTCCCGTTAGTTGCACCTTGAGCATAGCTGGTGTCTGCTTGGTATTCAGTTTCAGCGTCCCATACGGCAATACCGTGTTGGTTGATGTGTGCAATTGCTTGGTCTTGCTTATTCTGAATGTAATTTTCCCACTGACGCGGAGGGACTTCTACACCCCAGCCAGTTTGGTACTTAATATCACCCGGATCAAGAATGTCACCGCCAGAAGCCCACAAAAGATTAAGCTTACCGGGTTTTGAAATGTTAGCCATTACTTATAATTCCTCGTTGAATTATTTAAAAGAGAGTCGCATATATACCACCACCTACAAGGAAGCGGTTGCCGCCATAATACAGTCCGTAATCTAATCCATACCCTGTACTATCGTCTTCAATCAGATCACCATAACCTTTTGCTCCGGGAGCACCTTGAAAACCAAAGTAGTTGTCAGTTTCAAAGTAGCCGAAATTAATTCTAACGCCTACAGTTTTCGGGATTAGACGGGAAGGGTAGCCTTGCGATGTAGACACATAGTTGAGCAACACTTGCTCAAAGTCACTAAGCTGTCTACCAAACAAAATTGTATAAGAAGCATCACCTTCAGCAACATACAGGGTATTGGCTGTACCAAACATGAAGTTCATGAAAGCAATGAACTCTTCTGGGGTAGACGCTGTAGTATTCTTAAGAATCTTAGCTTTAATAAACAAGCAATAAGTGTTATCGTCTAGTAGAATATTACCGCCAACGGGCTGTCCAAAGTCATACCAACGTGAACCAACAGTGGGGTTGTTAATGTCCCCGAAGCTGCCAGCTTTAAGTGCCCCCTGAAACCCGAAGAAGTCAAATAGATCGGCAGAGATAAGTTCTCGTGGTTGACCTACAATCTCTCCAATGATGTCAAGTTGAGCACCTTTTGCTTCATCAATACTTCTTTTTTGCAACAGGTCTTTAAATACTTGCTGTATTGCTTCTTGTTGCTTGAGGAGAAGTTGTAGATAACGATCAATAACATCCTTATCTACGAATTGCTGTGTAATATTTTCACGAGCTTCCGCTAAATAATCTTCTGAGATGAACTCTACTATAGCCATATCATCTCCTTAAGAAACTACTACATCAATATTCACAGATTCAAATGAAGCTAGTTGGTTAAAATCTATA